TTGAAAGTAGTGGCTGTATCTTGACTGATTGTAAATGTAGCGCCAGTGAAATCAACTGTATCTGTAAGAGTGACAGGACCATTTGCTATGATTTTTGAACCAGCAGCCCAAGTAGTTGTGTCCGATGAGATGAAAATGTCATTTGTAAAATAAACATGACCATTAAAATCTGTTTGTGCGTTATTATATGTAACAGGTTCTGTGAATTCAGTTACTGTATTGATTGTGATTGACCCACCATTGAAAACAGTTGTTGTTTGGTCAAGCGTAAAATCAATGTCATAATAGTTTACATCACCATGAACTTCTGTTGTGGTGTTTGAGGAGAAATAAACTTCATTTCCGTCAAATCTTGTATTTGTTGTTGAAACTTCAAACTTTTCTGAAGTGAAAGATGTATCTGTTTCTAATTTCAATGGTGCGGAGAATGTCATTTCACCACTATCTTTATCTACACCGATTGATTGACCACCAATGTAAAGCGTCAACCCACTCAGATAAAGATCTTTCCATGGTCGCTGAAGTGAACCTAAACTGTAGACAGCATTTCCTGTCGGGACAAGGTCACTGTTAATTCCAGCTACAGTGGGAACATCAACACCTTCTGCTACAAATCCAAGATGACTGTTATTCGCAAACCGAACTACGTTATGATGCTCAACTTCAGAATAGTTTTTGACAACACCATTGATTGTATAAACTTCATCACTATCAATTACATGATACTTTGTACCAACCGTTACTTGATTACCAGTAAATTGTAGATGTTCTGTATTGACTGTACCAAGGTGAACTTCAGCATCTAAATCTTCAATATCAAGAGTTGTGTTTAGACTTTCAAGTTCAAAGTCATCAAGTTTTGCGTAAGTGTTAAAGCTTCTTACATCAACTTGATTCAAAATTGCTGTGGTGTTAAATGATCGAAGTTCAAGGTCATCAATTTCAACTTCAACATCACCAAGGTCAGCTACAACTTTATTCGAAGTGATATTTGTGTTTGCGTTGTTGATTCGAATATCACCAAACCATTCAAGAATCGTGTCTGCTGAACCAGTGACAACTGTTCCTGTGAATAATGTTTGAGCATCAATCTGAACATTTCCATACTTCGTCAGATGGAAAAGATAACCATCAATATAACTGAAGAGTGTTCCGTCTGTTGTGAAGAGTGTGGTTGTATCCCAGGTGTTTCCAGCAGCAACTGTTGTGATGTGCAAATATTCTTGAAAGTGTAGATTCTCATGATCGACAAAGAATTGATTTGCAACTTCAAGTGTTTGGCCTACAGATAGATTCGTGGTGATACGAGTGTTCGCATCAACATATAAGGTGTTCGCATCCGTATCAAAGAAGAACCTGGGTGATGTTTGAAACTCCTCAAGGTCATTACCGAGAAGGACTCGATGCCGATCGAAGAAGTCTCCGCCAGTTCCACCTCGATGAACGTCCAACACACCTGACGTATCTTGGTTTAAATTTAATAAAGTTCCTTCACCAAGTTTGATTTCTTGTAGACCCAAACGAATTGAGTCATTTTCGAGCATTAGATTGGTGACAGACTTTTGTCGAAGTGAAGAACTACCATCAGGGAAGAATTCAACTACACCACTGATTTCTCGATTTTCGAATTTGTTTGTGGTGTCAACAACAAGGATTTGTCCAGGTGCTAAGGATTCCTCATCAAAGTTTAGAAGAAATCTTTTTGTTCTTTCATCAACATAGTCCTTGATTGCTTTCGAAGAAACCAATTTATTATCCGCAACATTAGGCAGATTATTTGCGGTGATGATTTCTTCAACATCTTTTGTAACAAGGATTCTGCCATTGATGCTGATTTGACCAAAATCAAGAAAGTCAATATGATTATTGGCATCTGCTACAATGACATTGTTGGGATAAACAGTTCCAGCATGAACCGTACCATCGGCATTCAGGACATCTGAAAATAGTTTGAGGAATGCATTTCCACCAATGGTGATTGCTGGCTCTCCTGTGTTCGCATTACCGATGAAAAGTCGGTCTGATGCGTAAGAGTAAGCTAATTCTGCTCTTTGTAAATCAGTATCGAGAGGAACAGCAGTGTTGGTGGAACTTTTGATGAGTATTTTAGAAACAATATTATCTGCCATAGTTTCGTTTTGTTAGGAATTTTAAAAGAAATATTGTAGTTCTTTTTATTTAGATTTTTCTAACAAAAACAATACGAAATATGACTTATGCCTGAGTTTTCTTTTCTATCAATTCAAGAAGATCTTTTGTCGAACCTACAACAATATTATTTATTTGAGTATTATTTTGCGTAACCTCATCGTTTTTCTGTTCATCAATTTTTTTCTTTTTTGCGTGTAGGTCAAGAAGAGAAGTGGAACTATCAACAATATTCTTCATGAGTTGAGAATATGATTCGTAAAGTTTGCCGTTTTCATTGAGAATAGCGGCTTGCCCTAGTTCTTGCAGAACCTCGTTTGACTTGAGGATGGTGTCACGAATTGTTTCTTGAGCAAATTCAAAATCATCATCTGAAGAGCCACCACTTTCATAGACGGTGACTTCGTTATATTTTGAAACTTTCTGAAGTTTTCTTTGTTGACCTTCTTCAACAAGTTCTTCTGGAACAAAACAAACTTCTTCAGGTGTGATTCTTTTTGTCATCAGTGATAACTCTCTTGATACGCTTTTTTAGGCAAAGCTTTCTCTGTTGTAAGTTCAATGAGAGAAAAGGCACCGCCTCTTGATTTTGGTGAGCCATCAAGTCCTTGTGAAGAAGCACCTTGTTCACCTTCTTCGTATGAATCTGACTGACCACCATCTGCTGGATCAAATTCACCAATCATCTGAACACCTTGAGACATTTGTTGCTGTGCTCGAACTAACTTGTTGTGTTCTTCTTGACTATAAGGTACAATGATTGCCTTTGGTACTCTTTCGTTTTGAAGAATTGTCCAAAGATAGATTCGGTCATTTTCCTCATCAACCCAAAAAGAAAGTAAACCAAACTTTCCTTCATCTGATTTATGTACTGGATAACCAAAAAGTGAATCTAGGTAAAAATATGTACCACCTGTAAACATAATCGCAAGTGGTATAATATATAGCATGTGAATGCTTTTCTTGAGTTCAATCAAGACATAGAGAAAGACAGAAACAAGAAAAACTGCAATCAAAATTAAGTAAATCATGGTCCGCTATCTCCTGTATTCCAATTATTATATTGATATGAAGTTCCTCTTTCAGGATCGACACCTCCGGGAGGTGTAATTGGTGCTGAAACACCATATCGTCTATTCGATGTTGAATAAGGTGATGATGTTGAACCTTCTGAACCATCTCCTGAATAAGGACTTCCCAAATATTCCATGCTCTTCATCACAAGATTCTTAGGTAGCTCATTGATGTTGAAATATCTTCCATCATTCTTCATGTGAAAACGAACAAAAGTTTCTTCTTGTCCTCGTTGTGTGAATTCTTTTGTTCCGGCCCAGATTTCTTCATAAGGATTGAGCTTGACCAACTCAAGTGTAACTGTTGTTGCTGACCTGCTTCCTGTCTCTTTACCAAAGAAATAGTGAGCATTGATAATGTATTCGCCCGGTTGAAATCCACGTATGTTAATGATCTCACGATTGATTTCAAGATGTTCTTCGTTTCTCTTTCCTCTGCGAATTACATCATTACGATGTCCTAAATCATCTTTATCCAAATAGATAAAACCAAGTGCTGGCTCACGAAAGCCAACTAATCCTTCTGGTCCTTGCATCCAAAGGTCAATATCAATGTCTCGATCACCATCCCATTCTAAGATTGCCATGTACTCCGCTTTTTGTGGAGATTCTAAATCTTCTGTCGGATCATTGATAAGTAAAAAACTGACTGTAAATAGAAAAACAAATCCAAGAATTAAGTTGAAAAGTAAATCAATAAAAGCCAGGTTGCTGGTATATTGATATCTTCTCATTCTGCTCCATTCTCAGCCATCACTAACTGACTTTTGATAAGAACACTACTGATCAATCCAATCAGTGTGGTGAGCAGAGCGGTGCCCATTCCATTTGCCATCATTCCTAAACTTCGTTGAACAGCAACAGTATCTGCGATATTCAAGTTACCAAATACAGAGTATAGCATGTAGATGAAACCAATCACGGTTCCAATCATACCAAGACTAATACAAAGTTCACTGATAAACCATTCTTTTTCGTAGAATACAACTTGATTATTTCGAACCTTATTCCATAACTTATAACCAATTACGATTGTGGTTGCTACAAAAAGAGCAGCAATAACGATTGTGAGTTTTGTGAGGTCGTGTGTGTATATAAACATACCAAAATTGAAATACCAGGCGGTCGCTACGCCGGCAACAATCAGTGTAATTAACAACCACCATTTCAAAAACGTGTTCATCCGGTTCTCCTTTTATTGAGTAGTATTAGCGGTCTCTTCATGGTACCGCAGTTCTCTTTTGAGTTCAGAGTCATATTCACCTTGCTTATAAACAAAAGTATCAAAACCAAAATCATCAACTTCATTATAACCATAAATTTTAATCAATGTATGTTCGTTTAGTGGATTTGTCATTGAATCGCTTGATGATTCATCCTGTATTGTTCCTAATGTTTCTGTTGTAATTTTTTCACCAGTAGATGCTGATAAATCAAGCTTACCCTTTGTTTGTAAGTCTGTGAGTCCTTTTTGACCTATTGTATGACTTTCAATAAGAACAGTATTGACTTTAGGGAAATCTTTAATTGGCGGGAAAACCCATGATTTAGCAGTCAAAGACAAATCAGCAATCAACATTCTTCTTTCTTGTAGGCCCTCATATTCATCTTGCCATGTTACACCATTCAACATAAGTGGAACATCAATATCTAAATTCATTTCGGGAATTGCTCGATATGTTATATTTAGATTGGGCGTGAAGTAAGGAAGTATTTTTTCAACAAGTTGTGTCAAGTCTTCAGCATATTTTGTCACAATTGAAACTGAAAATTCAAAGTCATATGGCACAGCATTATATTGAATGAGAACATCCTTTTTATTTTTTTCATCTTTTGTTGGACGACCACGACCACCCGTCTTTGGCATTTGTCTCTGTGGATCGTAAGTCAAACCTGAAAATGAAAAACCAATGCGTGGTAATGTATAGTTTGAATTCTTTGTTTCAACGGAAGGTGCTTCACGAACTAGAGTAAGCAACTTATCACGATTTGCGAAATTGATTGGAACACTAATCTTTTCTTCAATTTCATTTGTTTTATGATTCTTACGAACAAGAATCATTTTTGAAAACAATGAACCAATAATGACAACGAGATTACGAATCGTTTGATGATACTGGTCCTGTTCATCAACGGTGTTTGTGAAAAACATGATGTGTTTATGCTAAAGGATTATTTGGATCCCAATCAATCAATTGTTCGCCTTGATTTCGAAACTCTTCATTTGTTTCTAAATGTCGAATTTCTTCTGACTTATTATCAATATGTTGTATCATTTGAGTCACTCGAGCTTTTGCTCCAGACTTCTCGCCAATCAGAATTTCTTCAGGTTCAAATAAGCCATTTAGATGTGTGATTGAAAGGACTTTCTTTCTTGGATAGAATTTTTTCACATCTCCAATAAAGCCAGTTGTTTGACCTGTCACTCTTTCATTTGTAGCGAAACGACCTTCAATGTCATCAAGTGGAATGTCAAGACTGTAAATCTCTTGGTCTGATTCATCAATCTGTTTGACATTTGTTTGAATCTGTTCGTGACTTGGAGTGTAAAGTTCACAAGATAAACGATAATTAGGAAAAATACCTGCTTGTAAAAAGCCAGGCTGTTGATAGTCAACATATGTGATCGTATATAGTCTTGCGTCAACGGGGAGAAAAACTAAATCACCTTCATGAGGTCTTTGTCGGTCAGGTATTTTAGTTTCATCGAATCTTCTTTTGGAAAGTGTCAGTGTGATTTGTTCTTCAATTTGTAGACCAAATTTGCCAAGGAGAGCTTGACCCACATAACCATCTGTTTCTTCCATCAACATTTCAATCAAGTATGCTTTTTCAAATCTTTGATCATCATCTGAACCCATCAGAACATCATAGTTGAAATGTTCTTTTGGTAGATAAGATACATTCATACCTTTGATTTGAATAATCTCATCATGTAAATCTTGTACTAAATTTTGTTCACCTTTATAATTATAATGATTGAAATGAATGTTGGCTTTTGACATTAGTTTAGTATCGGTTTTTTATTGTCATCCGAATCTTGGTTTTTTCTCTTTATTTCAATTTTACCATACTTAAATTTATTCAGAGCATCTTTTGCTGCATGTCTTGTTTTCATCATATCATCCAATGCATCAATTGCTTGGCCAGCGGCAAGGTGATTTTGATTTTCTTTTTCATAATCGACTATTTGTTTGGCGACCTTTCGTATTTGTTCATGATTGCGCTCTTGGTCACCACGAAGAAGTCCACGAAGTTCTAAAAACATTTTCTTTCGTTTAGGATCTTTTGATCCACGAATAATACGGTCAATACGATCAAAAACAGATTTCAAAGCCTTTTCAATTTTATTCTCAGCTTCTGTTTGCTTACGATTTTGAACAAGAGAAAACTTTTTATATTTTGAATCATGGTCACCTTCTCTCAAATTCGAAATTGAACCAAATGATTGAAAGCCTTCGCCTAAAGATTTCTTTCCAGCTGGTTTCGATTCAACTGATGGTTTTTTCTCAATTGCTTGAGGAGACTTTGTTGTGGTTGTTCTTATTCCACCAAGATGAAGTAATTCTTTCTGTAAATCACGAAGTTGAATAGGTTTTTCTCTACCATTTTTTTCAATTGTAATTACATCAAAAACTTTTTCTTCTTTGATTAGAGAAACCGCTAAAGCTGTGGCA